TCGGAGGCGCTATCGGACGGTACTTCGTCCGATGTAGATGCTGGGGTTTCTGTTTCTTTCAGAAGTCCCAGCAGCGCCATCTCCGAACGGTTGTCGGGATTCTCGCAAAATGCGAGGAATTCCCTCGGATTATTTTGGAATTTGGAGCGAATTTGTGACGGTAAACCGTCGAATAAATCGCTTGCTTTTTTAACCAGTTCCAGAGCCTCCTGGTAGTCGATTGCCGGAGCAAAACCGTAAGACGCTTTTTGCTCGTTAAAGTGGGTTACGACGCCGGTTTTTTGATAGCGCGACATTATTTTATTTACGTCGCACTCATCTTTGAAAGATTGTTTCGTGCGGGATTCCCCGCCGCCGTCGGTTGTTACTCTGTGGCGCGGTCCATAGGCCCGTCGCATGAGTAGTTTGGTAGTCATTTTCCTATGCCTCCCAGTGAGAATTTCCCGAAGGGGTTAAATTTTTGTAAGTAGCGGATCATTTGCCCGTAGTCGCCTTCCCAGATATTTTTATCTAGTTTGGCGGCGGGCAGTGCTTGAGTCCGCAAGAGGTCGGTAAGCAGTTTTGTTTGAACTGATTCCGTTGATGTTTTGACCTGTTGGTCAATGATTAGCGCTTCTGTTTGTTTTTTTACGGCGGTATCGGCAGTTATATTTTTGTTTGTTTCCCGCATGTTCTTTATTTCCGCTGCGAGGCGCGCTGCTTGATGGGCGGAGGAAAGAGCGGGAGTGACTATGTCTTGTATGGCTGCCTGTGCACCGCCAGGAGTTGAAGCGCCTCTACCGCCAGTGGCGGAGAGGATTGGGTTTAGCCCTGCTGCGCGTAAGTCTTCGACTTCGCGTTGATGGGCTGTGTTGGACATTCGTTCTTGGAAGTCCATTTGTTCGCGCGCTGACGCTATTTGAGCTTCGTTGCGTTTTTGGCCCCCGATGAAAGAGCCGACGGCAGATATGCCGGCGGCAATTACGGGTGCCCAAAGGAAGCCACGTTGGTAGTGAGCGAACTTGTGGTTTTTCATTGCCAGCTGCGGTTGTTAATAATTTGCCGCCTAGGGCTACGCCCTGGGCGGCGAAGACGATCAGAAATGATCGATAAGACCTGGCACGCCGTATAGCGGCATCGGTCGTGCGCAGCGCAATGAGAAGTATGCATCGAAGATGAAGTCTGGTTCAGATGGGACCGCTGTTATGCGGTCGACGGGTGGTTGTTCCGTCATGAACGCAGAGTTGAGTACCGGCAAGGATGCAAAGTCTTGCGAGAGATGCCACGAGTCTAATGACGCGGTGGCCGATGAACGGAACTCGCCGGTGATTTGAGAAGGTTTGTATCGGTATTCCGCGTAGCGTTCTTGATAACCGAATACTTCGTCGTCTATGTCAGGGACGCCTACGCCCTGGGCGAAGATTTCTTTGTTGAGTACGGCCTGCTCGCCCAGGTTGGCGAGCGAAGGCCAGAAGTAATCAAACCGTGTTTGGCGGGACCACATTCGGTTGAGTCCCTGTTGATAGGTAAGATCGGCTGTTACACAGACCAGTCCTATAAGTAGGCAATGTTCTGTAAAGGATTTTGTAAAGCCGTGATTGTTCATTGTTGATGTTCCGATGGCTGCGAGGTTCGCCTGCGGACTAGCGTCCGGGCCGGAGACATCGGTTGCTGAGGTTTGAGCGACCGGTGAGACTATGACGGGGGATACACCCCCGCCTAGATATTCCGGTCGTTGTAGTCTTTGGTCGGGTGAAACCACGCCAAAGTGTGAGCGGATGATTTCGGTGTAACGCGTTCCGCCGCGGGCGTCGCGTTCGAACATCCGTTGAATTTGAAAGCCCTCTCGGAGGGCGTTGATAGTTATTGCGGTCGCTTCGCTTAAGTCCGCAGTGATGTTAGGCAGGCCCTGTTCGGCCGTGCCTTGGACCCAGACTTGGGCTGCTACAGCAGCGGAAGTTTCCCAGTCATAGGTGGTGGGTCCTTTAGTATCGAAACGATCCCCGCCTCCGGCGGTGAAGGTTTCGGTTTGTGTAGCGATGCCTGTTACTGGGGCAGTGTCCCCGAGGGGGAGCTCGACGGCCGGGCCTTTTTGGGGGAACGGCAAGCATGAAGTGAAGTAGTCGTGACGTTTACGACGACGCTGCAAGCCGTACAAGGCAATTGAGTCGGGTCCGTCGTCGGTTGAGATGAAGACGTTATCGTCGAGGTTTTGGTCTTTGAACCATTCGTTAAAGATAAGGTTGTAAGCCCGATGCCACAGGCAGCTAACGCCAGATATGTCGTCGCTAATAGGAGGTATGCCCATGAAGTCTGAAAGACTGCGTTCAATGTAACCGGCTCCTCCGCCGGTAAGTTGCGGGATAAGGAAGTCGGTTGAGTCGTCTGGGTTGTCCTGGGAGCCATTAAATTTCTCCCAGTTGTCCCATACCAGACGGTTGGGCACAGCGAAGAAAAACGTTGTGAACCGCATGTTGTCCATGATGGGGAAAATGGGTGTAGAGAGACGGGCAAAGCCCGTCATGTTCAGATTGAACGTGTCCCCTGGTAGGACTTCGTCAATGTATATCGGAATTAAAAGACCACTGTTTATAGTGGTCTTAAGTCCGTGTGATCGGTCGAATGAGGAACGGGGTATTTCAACCGATGGCACCTGGCTGAATTGGTGCGACATTACTGATCGCATTGGTGTCGTCATCGGTGTTTTCCTCAGGGTTTAAGTTACGTGACTTAACGTATTCTATCCCGGTTCCTATTGTCCGGACAAGCTCGTAAGGAGTAATGAGGCCCTTGTTGTCGTCATAGGTGCCTAACTCCATGAGGGTATAGTCGGCGGGGTTCCGGCCGAACGCATGGTCCGGTGAGTTGACGCAATCCTGGAAAGTTCTTTCCGCCATTTCTGTCCTGGGCAGAGTGAAAGGCGGAAGATATGCGTAGGCTTTTTGGTCGTAGATCGAGAAGATTTTATGTTCCATTTTCGTAATTCCTTGGTAAGATTTTGAGTTGAGCGATTTTGCATTTTTCCCGAACCGCTAAGCGTTCGGGCGTGGAGTCTGATACATGTTTTTTGTTAAATGCTTTGTTCTTTTTTTGAAGTGCTTTATAGGCTTCTGGGTTTTCTATTTCGTAGCGTTGCTGGTAGTAGCGTGGTGGCTTCATTTTTTTGCCTTTTAGGACAACAAAGTTGTCCGGGTAGATGTCTTTTTTATATTTCTCGAACCAGGTCGAACCGATTCCGGGTCGCCTGGACATCGTTGTATATTCTGAGTTGAGATTTATTACTTCGCCAGTCTGTTCGCAGACATTTTCGTAGTGGCGTTCGGCGAGATCGCCGTTTATTTTTTTCATGATGTAGCGGGCAATGTATGCCGCGCTTTCGAAGGTTACGGCCCCAATAAGGGCGAAGCCCTGGGGCCAGAGAAGTTCGAGAGTAGGTGAGGTAAAAGTCGCCTGCCCATTCAGTTCCTTGAAGAATTGTTTATCAAGGAAGTCCAATCCGAACAGGCAGGCGTGAAAGTGTGGACGTTTGAGTTGGGCGCCGTATTCGCCGCAGTGATAGTAGCGTATTTTCTTTGGTTGGAAGTGGAAACGCAAGCGTTTCATAAACAGTTGGAAGTCTGTTTTTATTAAGTTGCCGTGCGGCGGAAGGCTTTTGTCGTTGTATGTGAGGGTTATGAATGAGTTTTCGGCATGCATTTGCGCCTCGTGTGTGCAACGTATTGCCCACTGTCTAGATTTTTCGAGGCGGCAGCCGATGCATTGTCCGCAGGGTATTTTTATTATTTGGCCGATGGAATTTCGGCGGTTCCAGGTGATGCCGTGTTTGCCGTTTGCACCTGGACGAGCGGATCTATAACCGGAAATCGGGGCATAGCACGGCATTGGACTGCTCCGTGTAATGTGTAGTGGGCGCGAAGTGCGCCGGGATTATAGTCGAATTCCGCCCCGCATGGGACCGGTACGAGTATTTACTCGAGCGATCCGTTTTGCTCCTCTTCGGAAGTTTTTGCGGGAGGCTTTTCGAGTCATTTTTTTGCGTCTGTAAGGCATGAATTATTCCTCCGATTTCGTGCCATATTTGGTGTAGTTTTTCGTGCTGTTTTTGGGCTGTTTTTTGTAGTGTTTTTCGGACTGATTTTCCGACCTGTTTTTGGTCGTTTCCTGTCAGTCCGCACAGTTGACATCAAGTGGGTCAACTGTGTGAACCTCATTCGGCGGTTGGTGGCCTATTCTGCGTTGCTGGGTTCGGTGGTAGTGGTTCGGAGGCGCTATCGGACGGTACTTCGTCCGATGTAGATGCTGGGGTTTCTGTTTCTTTCAGAAGTCCCAGCAGCGCCATCTCCGAACGGTTGTCGGGATTCTCGCAAAATGCGAGGAATTCCCTCGGATTATTTTGGAATTTG